ATTGATGGTCAGGTTTTGAGCGGTGTTAACTCCAGAAGAAGTTCCCATGCCAGGGGCTTGGCGAACATAAACAGGAGTTGGCGCTGCAACAGTGTTGGGGTTGTCAAAGGCTCCAATAACAGAGCCAACTTGAGACGCGACAGTAAGAACACCGTCGATAGCCTTAGCGACAGCCTCAACCTCCGAGCTCTGGTCTTTCTCTCCACCCAAAGAGCGGGTGACAGGGTGACCAAAGAGCTTGGAAGCGGTGGTTGCAACAAAGTTTCCACCAACCTCAGGCCTAACGAGCTTGGCCCAAGAGCTAATGGTTATCGATGTAGGCGGGGTGGCAGAGTTGAAGACGAGCGGCGTCATCGTAAACAGGATGAGGGTGCCAAGGCAACACTCAGGCTCAGTCTCAATTAAGTTGTAAAATGGAGTAGGAGCGGGCCAAGGGCGGCGCATAACAACTGCCTCGGAAGACGAGGCGCTGAAAAAGACAGCGTCGCTGTTCGGCAAGCACACAGGGTTCTCTCTCCAATTTGCAGCTCCACCATAAAGGTGAAAGGGGAGCCAAGCTGCACCAACTTCACCAGCGCAAAAGATATTGCCGTTGGTGGAGAAGGTAAACTCAATCTCACTGGAACGGAGGAAAGCGAAAGCTTCAGTCTTATCAACAAAAGTCGGGAAATTCGCAAAGTCCTCTGGGAACTTGCGCACTCCAAGGATACTGAGGGGTGTGGCACTTGTGAGCCACACGATGTCACTAAGTTGCCAGTTACGTCCTAACACATCTTCAACCCCAGAACGAGGATAAGGATTGTAAGGAAAAGGCGTGGGAGGAATGGCGCCGGAAGAAGTGGTCGTCTTCGAGACAGCCGTCGCGAAAAGATTCGTGGACAGCTTGTCTTTAGTGACAACTTGGGACTGGTTGGGGACTTGGGTCACAGCGTCAGCGTTGACTCGCTGACTAGTGCTACTGTCACCCATGGTTCCACTGCTGACAGACTGGTCAACAATGTCACTCAGCCAACGGTTAGGAGCCGGATTGGCAAGAGTCTCAGATAGCATAACGCGGCGCTTAACAGAGACAAGAGGAGCCTCAGAGGGATAGGCACCACGAAGGTTTTTGAGCCATGTGTGGTACAAGTCGACATATTGCAAGTCAACTGGCTCAACTCCGACAGCAATGGCCGCCTCATTAAGCACGGCCTTAACTTTGTTGAAGTTTTTGCGGCCCATCGAGAACCATTGGCGCAGAGCAGCGTCAAGGTTCTGATTTTGGGCCGTCTTAGGGCGGATGTCCTTAGCTTGGTAGAACATGTGAATGTGGGCAGTTGCTTGGGGATCAAGGGGCCAATGAATAGTGCCATTTGAATCCTTCCAAGGGAATCGCTTGAGCATGCGAGCGTCACGAGGATCAGTAAAGTCGGGCAATTGAGCCCCAACTTCTTTAGTCATGCCGTCAGTATACTCAACACCAAGTCTACGGCCAATAGCCTGAATGTGCGGATTGGTGAGTGAAGGACAATTATGAGCAGCCAGAAGGTCATCACCATATCCAAGCGAGAAGACAGCTTTCTCATAAGGAGGTGAATCAGCTGGGACAGCATACGCATAAGCTGTTCGCATAATACCAGTAGATATCTCCGTCCCAACAGTCGTAGTTCCGGGATGACCAGAAAGGAGTCCACTAGTGTTAAGAAACACAGTGCTACCAAAAACGACGTAAGCAAGCCAAGCAAGCTTCGTGGGGATCTCAGAGGCAGCGACAGAGACATGAGGAAACTTTTGGCGAACGTAGCGACCATGGTTCTTAGAGGCCGCTTCGGCAAGAAAGCCAATAGACGCATCAAAACGGTTAGCGTCAAGGCCATTAAGGTGGGACGCACCGAGGACCTGCTCACCAGCTTCTTTGCCTTCAATGGAGTTGAGGTCAACTCCAAAGGCGCTGCCATTGCGAACTCCACCAGAGATAAACATCCCAGGAATATGGAGGCAAAAAGCTTTGATAAGGCACATCCACCGAAAGCCATAGCAATCAGTTTCGCGAGCAGCCTTTCCTTCAGGACGAAGCTCAACCTTGCCGTTTGCAACGACAAAGACTTCAGGAAGGACGCCACTCATCACACCAGCAACATCAGCATCATGTTGCTCTTGGAACCATGGATAGGGAACCAATGTGAGCTCTTCACCTTCGCCCTTGGTTTCAAACCAATAAGCACGGCCAAGGTGACCAGGATTCACTCCTGGTTCATAACCAGCAGACTTCTTGGGGTCAATGCCAGGTATATTAAGCTCAGGGACGCCGTTCAAGACAGCTGTAAGAGGCCAAACACCGTGCTTCGAAGCCTTATGAGCAGGCAGCGGAGCATAAAAGCGCGGGTCAGCGTGTTTTATGATGTTAGAGCCAACCTTAGCCATCTCTTGGTTAAAGACTGCAAAGACTTCAGGGTCAGGAGTGAAGGCAGTCTTCTTGTGCTTAACAAGCATATCCTTTGGTTTCCAGACTGG